GGCCATCGCTCTTTCGTACCATTGATCCTTGTTCTTGCTGTCCATGCTTTCGAAGGATAGCATCTTCTCCATTAACATCTCGCGCAACTGTTGCCAATTCAATGGAGGCGCCGGGCCATCTGTTTTCAGCTCGACTGTAACATCGCGCCGATTTGACAGACCAGTCAAGCGAAAATCGGGACCCGCCCTGCGAAAGACCAGAATTGGAACCGTAGGTCCCACAGTGTCGATCGTGGTGATCAACGCATTCTGTTCTACAACCCATATCTTGGCAATGCATATCCCTTCGAAAGATCGTGACGAATTGGGGTATGGATGATGTTGTGTGGCCCCACGTTCCGGAGCAAACGCATTGTGATGTATTGGTAGGGTAGTCACCGGTGCACGCCATTCGACAACGATCTCTGCTTCCCATTGATCGGTACCCAAATCGACGACGTGGCCATATGAATTCGTCACTTCGACCGGAGAAGGCCCGGTGGGATTCTTGACGTAGTCGATGATGAAGTTGACTGCTCCACGGTGGAATGCAGAAGCAACGAAACGAAACGTGTATATCAGTGAGCCTGTCCAATAACTGAAGGGAATGGACAAGTATTCGACCAGATCCACATCCTTCGGGATGTAATTCAGCATGTTTTCGGCGTCTGCCCCCAACACTGGACATGGAGTTACCAGATACGAGGCAAGAACAGCTCCAGCCGCTCGACTCCCAAACTTGCTCCAACTGATGGTATCGATATAACAGTCCCTCGACAAAAGTGAGCTGAATTTGTTCTCGTCTTCCGTTGTCCCAAATCCAGATGATGCCGTTCCTCGTTCTCCCCCCGTGTCCCAATCCAAATGATCTGCATGGAAAGGGAGCCCAGCAACATTGGCAATCGATTGATTGTTCATCTGGATTATAGGGAGCGGATGCATCACTGCATGTGGATAGTCCATAGGGGGAAATGGAATCGAAGCATCGACTGATGCTTTCGTTTTTGCTGTCAAGGTGTCCGATCCAGACGTGTTCTGCATATGGTTTCCGTCGCCATGAACCACGTAAGTCATATTCTGAACTTTTGAATTGGAACTGCCTTGAATTTCTGCTGTAACAGCTACGTCGCGAAAGAATTGCTCTAATGCTCCCTTTTGATCGTCCGTTTTGTCCTCCCAATACTGCCGACTGATCTTCACAACGTTCGCCACACGAGCACCATTTTCCACAATGCCTATCGGACGCATTCGAGGCAATTTGAACTCGGCATTGATCATTTGAGCATAAATTGTGATATCGCCCATAGAGCCTTGAGGCCACAAATCGGACAAGGGCCAAATCAAGATCCGCCCACAATTGTAGGATTCCGAAGCCAAAGAAGATCCAGCAGGCCTCCCAGCGCCAAAATCCGTGTTGAGATATCTTTGCCGGTTGAAGTAAGGAAACTCTATCGTTGCCTCCTTGTGTGTCGCCACATTCAGATACACGACTGGATTCGTTGTAAGAGTAGGAAGATTGATATAATCGTCGTCCAACTCGTGTGCTCCACGAATCCATGTCATTGCAAGCATTCCGCTGTTGTACGCATTCATCTTCACCTGAATGAAGAGACGAAAATCGGATCGAAAATAAATCATCGGTTTCAGGGGCAATGTCTGCAATGTACCTACGAACAGATCTTGAGGCACTATGAAAGATTTCAGCGATTTCCCTACAGGTGCTCCACTCCTCCATGCGACCCTTCCGAGAAAGCATGGTCTGTGTACAAGATCCGCCAACGTCCAATTGGGTTCTGGGATTGCTTCTGAAGAGTCTGAAGGAGGCTTTCCAATGGTGACTGTCGGGTTCGTGCCAGGAGAATCGATAGCAATCCCAATCACATCGGGTGCTGGGACTGTTTCGCTTGTTTGATTCATGTTGTGTTCCGCGTCCGTAACGACAGGGTCCGGAACAGACCCGTTTGATTGGGATGAAGTCATGCACTAAGTCATTTTGCCAATGGTAAGTAACATAAAGTCTAGAATGAAAGAAAGGGCGCTCCGGTTTAAATCCCGCTGGTTGCGCTTGCAATTGCGCAACAAACGGCGGGTAAAGCACTGGTTGTTGTGGTGCAGAATAAGCCTCCGGACGACAGGCATGCTGAAAAGTTGTCCAATAGCGCTGCCAGATTTCAGCATATCGTGGCAAAGCTGGTATGATGATAGAAGAACGCTTAGCTTGATTATTCAGAGCTTCAGAAAGAGTAGATCGAATCTCATTGAAAAGCTCCTCACCATAGGAAAACAAAAATTCAATCGCACTGGCACAGTTGTAGAAAGTGGCAAGTATTGGTGCTTGATCACATTCTCTGTACCAATTGGGAATTTCTTTAATCACTTTGAGATCAAGCTGAGCATGCCAATAGCCAAGTTCGTCTCTTGCAAATGTTCGTTTCAAAAAAGAAGTCTCATGCAAGGCTTGATAAAGAGGCAGGTCTTGAATCACAGTTGTTGTCTTCTTGTCATCCGAAATGGTGACACCAAGATTCACCATGAGCACCCAGGCAATAGTTCTCAAATTATACCATGGGATCACCTTTGGATGCACTGACATGACGCTATCA